GGTGCAGGTACAGTCTCTTTTAACATATTAGATCCAGAGATTGATGATTTGCTTCGGTTGAAAAACCCAGTTACACCAACATCAAAAAGGATTGAACTCTTGGATTATGGGGTTGTTCTTAATAATGAGTTCTTGCGTAGGGTTGCAAAGAATGAAGATTGGCTATTAATCTCTATGAGAGATGCACCTGACCTTTATGATGCCTTTTATAACAAACGGGGGACGTTCTCAGAGGTTTTCAGCAAATACCTAGAGAAGTATACCTCTGGTGGGTTAAAATTCAATGGTAACGTTGTGAAGGCTCGTGAGGTAATGAAAACATTACTAATCCAACGGGCAGAAACTGGGAGGATTTACACATTCAATGTGGATAACGTAAATGATCATAGTGGTTTTGAAGAAACTGTAAGGATTTCAAACCTTTGCCACGAAGTTTGCCTCCCAACTAGGCCATTTAAAGACCATCTATCCCTCCATAAGCCTGTCCAAGACGGTGATGGGTTGGTGGGACTGTGTTTCTTATTAGCAACTGATGTTGCAAGATCTTCTTATGAAGACTTAGGTCATGTAAATTACTACGCCTGTCGTGCTCTTGATAATATACTTACAATGACGGACTACCCATTTGAAGTGTTGCGGGATATAGGGCATAGCTACAGGAGCATAGGTGTTGGTATTACAAACCTAGCATATCTGATGGCTAAGAATGGAGTTTCTTATAGTTCAGAATCTGGAAGAAACTTGGTACATAAGGTGATGGAGAAACATCAATACTCTTTATATGAGGCATCTGTGTCATTGGCAAAAGAACGGGGCAGCTTCCCTTGGATTGGGAAGACGAAGTTTAAAGATGCAACTCTTGTTATTGATACCTACAAGCGTGAGATAGATAACTACCACAGCCAGCCACTACTTTGCAACTGGCCTTCTATTAAAGAGAAGGTACTTATACATGGTGTGAGGTTTGCCACCCACTCTTCGTTGATGCCTTGTGAAAGTTCATCTGTATTCGGTTATTCCACTAACGGCCCCTACCCAATACGTGTAGGTCGTGTGATGAAAAGTCGTCCTGAAGGGTTAGTGCCATTCTTTGCACCAGAGTTTGACACACTGAAAGATCAGTATGAGTTAGCTTGGGATATCGAAACTCAGGACTTATATAAGATATATGGCATCATCCAAAAGTTCACAGACCAAAGTATTAGTGCAGATACCTACCTGCCAATCAGCTCTATGGAAGGTGGGAAAGCACCACTAGGTAAGTTAATGAAGGACTTCCTGTTTAGCCAAAAGATTGGTATGAAGACACATTATTACATGCACTCACAGACAGAAAACAAAGATGCAGTAGAAGACACAGAAGAAGACTGTGCTTCCTGTAAGTTATAAACAAGATAGGGGCTAATGCCCCGTTAGGAGATGTATGAAACCCCTATTTGATTTAAGTAACAACAACAATAACAGCCCAACAGGGTATCCCCTATTTTTAGGTAGCAAGCTGGGGATTATGGATAATGTTCATGTAACATACCCACAGATTGCTGCACTTCGAGATAAGATGATTTCGGACAACTGGAAGTGGGATGAGATCAGCCTCCATAAGGATGCTCGTGATATCCAAGACCCTTCACTTAAGGCTGCTACAGATGTTATGGTTAAGAACCTTTCATTCCAGTATGTAGCTGATAGTGTTGCACAGGCATCTATTGAGATACTTAGCATGTTCTGTTCTAATACAGAGATGGAAGGCTTGCTAAAGTTTTGGGGGTACAACGAACTGGTTCATGCCATGAGCTATTCAGAGATTATTAAGAATGCATTCCAAGATCCAAATGTGTTGTTGGAAGAGTCTAAGAATTTCCCTGAATTACTAGATCGGTTAGGTGTAGTTGCACAGGTGTTTGAGGATACCCGTAAACTTGGTTACTTATACCAACTTGATATGTTACCCGCTTCAGTTACTGAGGCAGATTTACGTAAACAAATATTCCTATTCTTAGGTGCATTGACCTCACTGGAGGCTGTCAGTTTTGCAACATCATTTGCTGCAACATTTGCAGTTGGTAAGAGTTCACAAGCATTTGATGGTATTATTAAGATTGTACAGTTAGTTGCCCGTGATGAACTTGAAACACATGTGAAGGCTGATTTAACAATCATTGATATCTTACGTAAGGGTGGTTGGGAAGATGAGTATCAAGCTGTCAAACCACAGATACAGGTATTGTTTGATACTGTACTTGGTAATGAGCAACGTTGGTCAAAATACCTGTTCAGTGAGGGAAGACGTATCGTTGGGTTGAATGAGTCAAGTATTATGGAGTACACCTACCACTTAGCAGCACCAGTATATGATCGATTGGGCTTGGCCAAGGGGTTTGATGTTCCTGATGAGAATCCACTATCTTGGATGAAGGATTACCTAGACTTGGATAATATACAAATAGCATTGCAAGAGTCACAGAATAACAACTACAAAGTTAATTCAGTTGTTGATGACTTAGGGGATGATGACCTAGACTTTTAATACCAAATTGTTTTGACAAGTGACCGAACATTCGGTATCAATTAATCAACTAAAAAGGAAACCAACCATGTTTACAATAAAATTTTACAGCTTCTTTGATGATGATGCTACAGTAGAAGTTAACATCACCTGCCCACATTATGAGGTGTACACTCGTAAAAATGGTATCAAGTCAGTAATCGTGTATAAAGATTTTACATCAGTAGATGGTGTTGAATATTGGGTTGCAGATAAAGCCCTTGAGTTTGAGAAGTCACACTACCATGTGTGCTATGTAGAGAACTCAGCAGGAAAGACAATTAACAAGTTCTAGGATCGAGTACACACTAAGTACACTAAAATGGTGGTTTCATGTAGACCACCTTTAATTTATGGAGAAACACATGTCACAACAACAAGAAGTAGATTACCACACAACTATCACCAATCCAGATGTCCAGAAGGCACTAGCTATTGGAATTAATCAAATGGTAGACATTGCACATGGAGTAGCTGTGCAATCAGGTTGGTGGTTGCCCAAGGGTGAGGCTAAGAAGTCTTTAGAGCTATTAAATGATGATACCCTTGCCATGTCACAGGGAGTAAGGGATCTCTTGTTACAGGTAGCTACAAAGCCTCGTAACGTGGGTGAGGCACTTGCATTGGTTCACAGTGAAGTGAGTGAGGCAATGGAAGCTGCTCGTAAGAACCTTAATGATGATCACTTAACTGACCGTAAAGGTTTAGAGGTTGAATTAGGTGATGCTGTGATTCGTATCTTTGACCTAGCAGGTGGCCTAGGTTTAGACCTTGGTGGTGCAATTGTAGAGAAGATGGCTTACAACACTAAACGTGCTGACCACAAGCCTGAGAACCGAGAGCTGGATGGTGGGAAACAATTCTAAGGGGATTATATGAGCAACAAGAAATTATGCATTATAGGGCAAGGAAGACAGGGCAAGGACACTGTAGCTGAGATTCTACGATATAAGTTTGGGGAGTACACATTCCTGTCATCCTCAGAAGCAGCTGCTAAGATTTTTCTATTTGACTTATTGAAGGACGAGTTTGGATATGAAACTTGGCAAGAGTGCTTTAAGGATCGTCACAACCATAGGGATCGCTGGTTCACTGAAATCTCCAAGTATAACACTCCCGATAAGAGTAGGTTAGCCAGAGCCATCATGGAAGATAATGATATCTATGTAGGAATGCGGTGTAAGGATGAGTTGGATGCTTGTGTCAAAGGTGGTGTATTTGACTTAGTGATATGGGTAGATGCATCTGAGCGTGTTAGTTACCGTGAGCCAGAGTCTAGTTGCACTGTAACACAAGAACAGGCAGACTTGGTGATTAACAATAACGGCACTGAGTTGGAATTGGATTTCATTGTATCAGTGCTTCACAAGGAATACTTAAGAGGTGATTAATGTCATGTAACCCAGCGATACGTTATGCAGGAAGCAAGAGGAAGCTTATACCACAGATCCTTGAGAAGATGCCAACCAACACTAAGTTAATAGTGGAGCCATTCTGTGGCTCTGCTGCACTCTCTTTCTCACAGGATAAGCATTTTATAATTAATGATGCTAGTTCTGAATTGATAAACTTCTATGAGATATTGCAATTCAGAACTGAGGAGTTTATCACCAACCTACAAAAGTTAGACAGCAAGTTGAAAGACAAAGATCGTTACCTTCAGATGAGAGCACTTGATAGATTGCCAAACTTTGAAGAAACTGCTTCCATGATGGATCGTGCCATCCGTTATTATTACATCATTCGATCAGGGTTTAATGGCCTTTATCGTGTAAATAGTAAGGGGCAATCAAATACCCCCTTCGGTGACAGATGTTACTCAACTGATGCAGATGCATTACGACAAGTAGCAGCACATCTAGAAAAATATTGCCTAGACTACCACTCATTGCAATTTGATGATGAATCAATTATACCAGTAAGCTACTTACCAAATGAGGCATTTATTCTTATTGATCCACCATACCAAGCAGGTGATGATGGGAAACATGTATACCAAGAGTACACAGCAGATAAGATTAATGAAGAGTTTTATGTTAGATTAGACAAGTACCTTGACATGCTAGATGGTAGGGGTTATAAGTTCCTGCTAACAAATACCTATTGCAAGTTCATCACAGAACGTTTCGCTAGGTTCAATGTAGAAAAATTGCCAATTAAATATTCAATAGCTGCTAACGGTGATAAGCGAGGGACCAAGTTTGAAGCATTCATTTATAACTAAGGAGTAAGTATGATTCTTGATATATTAGAAAGTATCAACAAAGAGAAAGGTAAGAAGAAAGTTGTGGGACTATCTAAGTACAGGGATAACATACTTCTTCAAGAGTTATGGTACTTCACATATGGAAGGGTGAAGTTTAACACCAATGTGATTGTAGAGCCTTCAATCGGTGACTGTGGTGCTGAGTGTAACTATGGTGCAGTTGTATCATTATTAGATAAACTACGCTGTAAGGTCGTTACAGGTAACGCTTCTAAGGTATTAATCACAGACACACTCTCAAAACTAAACCCACGTTGCATAGAGGTATACAACCGAGTGATTAAGGGTAATTTGAAGTGTGGTATCGGTGAGAAGGCAGGTAATGAAGTTTGGGGTAAGGATTTCATTAAACCTTTTCCAGTTATGTTAATCTCAGCATATTGTCCAAAGAAAG